TTCGTACTCAGTTACCTTACGAGTCTTACGAGGGTCAATGTACCTCAGTTCTACAAGTCCACCACGAGGGTCTTTTGGGTCGATGACCTTATGATAGAATAATCTACCGTCAACATACCAACGACGGAAGATCTCATAAGATCTATTGTCAAAGTCAAGAAGACGGAGAATCTCTCCGAACTCTTCTCTCATTAACTTTTTGATTTTTTCTGATTGCTTGAGATTGCTAAGTTCAAGTTCAACTGGTACATCATCAAAGTTACCGCATATCGTCTCGTTGACGACATCATCTACTGCACTGTCACATTCTGGTTGGAGAACCATCTCACGATAACGTGTGATTAGTTCATATTCATTACGAATAGTCCCATCAAAATCAACAGAGTATCCATAGTACCCGCCACCGACAATCGGTTGCGAGCCATCCATACTATCCTTCTGAACAAAAGAAGGTCCCTTAGGAACCTTCTTTGCTCTCTGGAGTGAAAATCCGAAGAGTTGAGACATCTTATACTATAGTATTGTTGTTCCTGTTATATTTAGGAACTTTGTGAAACCTTATTTTTTAACTTGCGAACCACCCTCAGTCTTCTCACCTTTGTAAACTGGTTTCCAGTACTGGACCTGTAGTTCAACGGTGAACTCGGAGATGGCATCATTGCTTCCGTAATCAAGATCAATCGCTGCAACGTTAGTTGGGAAAGTATCATAGAAACGGTACTCTGCAAGAACGTTAGGTTCTGCTTCTGCATCTGCAGAATCTTTCAAGTCACCGAATCTGTCATACTGGATGACTCTCATGTCCTTGAAGTAAGAGTTAACATCTGTGCCCACAGTGGTAACGTTTTGAGTATACTCTTGAACACCTTGTGCCCATGACTCAAATGCGTTACGGAGAACGAAGTTCTTATCGTTCATGATAGTGATAGTCCAAGGTTCAAAGGTACGGTCTCCCGCGATCTTCAAAACTCTTCCTCTATAAGGGACTTCGACGATTCCCAACTGAGTAGCAGGAAGGTTTGCTGCTCTAACGGTGAACTCACCGAGTTTAGATGCTTCGTCCTTGCCAACAACACCAGTAGGGAAGTCAACGACGCACTTAAACAGGTTAGGTCTAGAGAAATCTCCCGCGACTCTTGATTTAAAAGATTGAATTCCTGCCATGGTAGGTTAATATAAAACGCTTTGTCCTATTATTTAGAACAAAGCGTTTTTTCAGAGGTTTTTTATTTTACTTAACTTGCGACTTCTTGGAAAGAAACTCCAGTTCTAGTAGCAACGAAGGTTAGAGTAATGTAGTTGATAGTGCGTGTTGGTTTCACGAAGATCTCAGCGTTGAACTCACCTCTGTCAACAGACTCAGGTGGGTTGTTAGTGCTATCACACTTAACTAAGAAGTCGGTTACACCACGACGACCTTGAACATCTCTCAAGTATGGTTCAACAATGTTGAGGAAGAGTCCTCTTTGTTGCTCATCGTTCTGTTCAAAGAGTTGAGACTTAGCAGCACCTGCGATAACTCTCTCAATAGTGAGGAAGAGACGTCTAACATTGATTCTATCGAATGCAGAAGCGAATGCCTGTGCAGTTTTGTCACCGTAAAGAACGATACCTTGACCAGGGAAAGAGACGATTGGGTTAACTCTTGCGGAGTAAAGTCTGTCACGCTGAGTCTTGTTAGGAGTGTATGCAAGTTTGATTGCATTTCTAACCTGACCGCGAGCAAAACCTGCAGGAGAGAACCAAGGTTCTGCAACTTCAGTAGTCTGTAAGCAAAGACCTGCAACGTCACCGTTACAAGGAACGTATCTGTATACGTCGTTGTACTTATCGTAGATGTACTTGTATCCAGAATCAAATACCATGTAAGAAGAACTAGGTAATTGATCGAAGAAGTTAATGATGTTAGTAGTTTGAACTGCTGCACTGCTAACGCCAATCACGTTTGCTCTACGAGGAGAAACGAATACGATGCAGTCTCTTCTTTCTTCAACAATGGTTACAAGAGAAGCAATTTTAGAAACAGCAGCAGAATCGGTTGCGCCAGAAGGACCTGCTAAGATGAAGTCGATGACTTGTGATTCTGGGTCATCCACCAATCCATATGCAGTTGCAAGACCAGCTGAAGTAATAGTGTACTCACCACCAGAAAGTGCATAGTCAGCACCACTTCCGAGACGATAGTAGAATGTAGCGTTCTCATCAGATCCGAGAGTAACAATTCCAGTAGGATAGTTTACAGTACCTGCAGTTGAGCGAAGTAAGTTGAACTGTCTGTCAGCAGCAGTCTGTCCCCAGTTACCTGCAGAAGCAGAAGCAGTAGCAGAGAATAAACCACTCTCGTGCTCACCCCAGAAGATATAAGCAGATTTCTGCTTGATAACTTCAACGTAGTAGTTAGTCTCTCCAAGAGAAGACTTACCATCAGATGCTTTAGAAACACCGATGTATCTTTCAAGAACAGTTCCTGGGTTGCCAGTAATCTTACCATCAACGTCAGTCACCAAGATGTGCATTTCATCTCTGAATCCACCATTGGCAGTAGTGTAAGAAGAAGTTGAAGGTCTAGGAGCAACTTCAACCCATTTCTGACCAGGAAGATACTCACGCTCATCATACTCAACTCTTACAGAAGAGATAGCAACAGCAGTGGAGTTAGTGTCAGCAACGCTATCAGTTGCAGCGAAATCAACAGATCCCTTATCTTTTACGATGTAGAGTCTTCTTTCGATACCAGAAGTTTCGATTACTGCAGTGTTAGAACCCTGAGTAATAGTCTGACCATCAGCAATGATACCAGTGATACCACCAGAAGGCATTCCGATTTCAATCTTTCCGTTACCTGCGTCATAAGCAAGCAGAGTCACAGTTTGAGCAGAACCAGAAATACTGATAGTAGTTGTAGTTCCAGGAACGAAGTTTCCAACAACAGAACCAACAGTAAGGACGATGCTATACTTGAAAACTTTACCTGCTGCACCAGTAGCAGAAACGCTAAGTGCTTCACCAGAAACGAACTCGTGATCGTTACCTGATCCAGGAGCAGGGAGAACTGCGATCTGGTCAGCACCAGAGTCAGTTACGAAGATACCGATAGAGTTACCCTTTGTGCCAGGAGTTCTTGCTGCCCAGTTCCAGTTGTTACTTGCGCTTTCGTATGTAGTTTCGTAGTCTTGTAAATTCTTAATTTTAGGTGCAGTACCACTGTCAACTGCGTTCTTTAAAGTATCGCTATCAGCACGGATGGTTTTAAGAACTCCACCGTATGATAAGAACTGTGCTGCAGTGTACCAGTACTCGTAGTTATAGTCATTTGGTTCACCGAACAGTGATACGAGTTCTCTTTCAGAACCAACTTCAAGTACTTCTTCAACAGGACCTAACTCAAAAGGTGCTGCGATCACACCGACATTCGCGGTAGATAAGGTTGTAATAGTTGTCAGATCTCTTTCCTGGACTACAACTCCAGGTGAGGATTGATTTGCTGCCATTGTTTAAAACTCCTAGATTTAGGTCCGTGCATCGGGTTGTCTAGGATTATTTATAAAAATGAAACTCTATCTAAACTCCCACATGTACGATTTATCCCCATACTCCGCGACTTTCCAGACATCGCCCTGAGCATCTGCAAAGTACTCATCCTCCATGCCATCAGAAACGAACCCAAACGGTGCCATATCTTGTTCGATAGCGTCTCTTTGATCTGCATAGATCCGCGCACGCACGTCATTATCATGCATCTCTTTGAAATAAGGTTGCATTGCCATCCATGAGAATATAACCAGACACATTGCTAGGTCATCGTTACAACCATCTTCCGCTTGGAATGTTTGACCCTTTGCAATAAAGGTAGTTAGTTCTGCAATGGTGTCATAGTCTGGAATGACTAATTTATCTTCTTCGATTAATGCTTTTAAGTTAGAACATCCAACTTGCTTTGTGGCAGTTGACATCTTAATACCTAGTTGAGTCTTCTTACCAGAGAATCCTTGTCCTAGTTGTTGTCCTGCTCTACCACGCATGGATGCCATGAGTAAGTTCTCATACTCTAAATCATACTGAATAATATCCGCAACCTGACCACCAATATCATTTACTTCGCATAAGATGTATGCGTTATTAAAATTCTTTGCTACGTCCACCACAATGTTTGGTAAGACGATTGGTTTTACTTCATTGTTTTTATATCTAGCAACCATTCTGTATGGTAGTTCTGTCGTATCAAACACTGTGAATGCTGAATAGTCATGTCCTACTCCACGAGATACGTCCACAGTTACTATGTAATCATGTCCTTCTTGAGTAGTTTCAAACAGTGCGAGACCTCTATTCTCTTTGATAGGATCATGATATGCCATAGTTCTAAGTTTACTAGGACTAATCAATGTATCAACAGATCCTAAGAACTCACATTCAAACTCAACTTTGAACTGTGCTTCAGATGTGTTCTTAATAGTTTGTTCTTTCCAAACCTCATCTCTTCCAGGAACTTGTGACCAATGAACCTCAGTAGGAACGTATTCATTTTGCTCACGTTCCGCATCATGCCACAACTTGTAGAACATGTTCATCCCGTGAGGGGTAGAAATGATGATAACCTTGGTAGATTTACCAGATGAGATAGTAGGATATACAGAACTAAAGAACTGGTCAGCAATATGATTCGGAACGAACGCGAATTCGTCCAAAAATATAACGTTAAAGGACATACCGCGAACAGCAGAAGCACTAGTACTTGCAGCCAGAATCTTACTCCCGTTCTCCAACTCCAAGGATCCCTTGTTCCACCCCAATATACCTTGTTGCAACCATTTAGGAAGGTTTTCGTAAGATAACTGTAGGCGTCCCAACATCTCTCTTGCAGTTGCTGCTTTGTTTGCGAGGATTGCGACATTTACATTGTCATTAAAAAGAACATACCATAGTAGATATGCTGTAACGATAGTAGATTTACCTGACTGTCTTGGTAACTTAGCAATATTAAATCTATTCTCGTGGAACTTAGATACCATTTCTTCTTGGAAGTCATACATCCTAAATGGAATGACACCTTCATCAAGAGAAACGATTTTAATATACTTGCGAATAAAGTAAACAGGATTATCAGCGCACTTCAAATACTCAGCAATCTGCTTCTTCGTAAAGTTTGTAGAAACGTTTGCCTTTTTAAGATTAGGGTTACCTAAGTAGATTTCCTGTTTAACTGCCATTACCTATCGCCTTCAAGTGCATGGAACTGATGTTCCAAAAGTCCTTTATATAAAACATTCTTCATTGCAACTAATGCTTCTTGCTCACCTGGATGACCACCCGCCCAAGTCTTTAGGGTTTTTTCTACACAATCGTGCAGTAACCTAAGGTCTTGATGATATAGTTTCAAATGATAATCATGATCATCCATCTCATCAAAATCTGGTTGTTCGTCGTGAATCATGGGTTGTTGTTTGTTTTAAAGTATTTGTTAATAACGTCGATCTGATCTTGATACTTAGCAATCATATCAAGTTCTTGTTCGATTGCTTCAACAATATTAGAGTGCTCTCCGATACCTGCAGGATTAGTAAGGTATACCTCTACATTTGCTTTATGCTTTTGGATGTCTCCTTGTGCATGAGCAATAAGTGCACGGATTAACTGCTCTCTCATAACTTTGGTTTATCAAATAGTACCTGTTCTATATAGGTGTCTGCCCAATCATTATCAAACCATTGACTTAAAACTGCTTTAGTTTTAGTGTTTTTTCGTTGCTGATTAACATAGTGTAATTGATCATCATATCTCTTCATAATATCAATCCATTCAAAGTCGTGTTCAGACTCCCTCACCATTTGAGTGTATACCTTTATGTATTCTTGACAACAAGAATAAAACTTGTATATATCGTCACTTGTTTCTAGTCTTTGAAACTTACAGAAAGGTGAAAATACATCTCCCCATTCGGGTAAATGTCTAATACCACTAAAGTTATAGCGACTGCTTATCTCCGAAACTTCTCTATATCTTTTGATATCTTCTGTTCCATGAACAGGAGAAATATCTACAATGGCAGCAGTTACTTTGTTACCTGCAACTACAATATCCATTCCAAAGATAGGTAAATTGTATTCTGGATCTGGCCAAAACACAGAGTGAAGTATCTCTACCTTTGGTGTAATTGCTCTTTCTAAATGTATCTTTCTAAGTCCTCTGCATGTCCACATACGATTAAAAATGGACACACCATCTTTATGAACTTCTGAGTAATCAGAAATAATTTCTTCGCATTTAGGAAGACCTATAGTTGCTGCCCTGACAAGAATGTCAAGATCAAAGCATGGTCCCTCTTTGTCTTCTAATTTCACGGAGTTCATCGAAGTTCTTCTGCTTGGTTCCACCATCATATTCCCAGGCATAACCTTCGTCAATCATTTGTTCGTTTAAGGACATTAGTGCGTCCCCAATATATAACCATCCTAGGAGTCTTCCATACTTACCAACTCCACCTTTTAATTCTGTTCTAATTGTAAGTTCATCGTCGCCTTCTATTGCCCCCTCAAGTTTCTCCTTAAGCCAGTTAGTCGCGTCGATACCCAGTTCTTTTTCTTCGAGGTCGCGAGTCCTTTTTTCTGGAGTATCAACTCCTGCAACTCTAACTCTTTCTTTCTTGTATAAGTCAAACCCAAGATCAATGGTGACGTCAATAGTATCACCGTCAAGAACACGATTGATCTCCGTCACTCTGAAGTTGTAGCAACTCTTCCTGCTTGGTGGTGTCATCGCTCCCATCGTTCATCTCCTTGAAACTTAGTCTTAGTATATAGACTATGTAGCAAGAGACCATTACTAGAAGTATAATGAGCATGATGATAACACTCCAAACAGGATCGTTAGCATCTTCAAGGGGTTTCAATATCATCTTCTCTGATGCAGTATTCTGCCATATGCGGGTTATTAAATCCTGGAAGATCTTCCTTTGCTTGATTTATAGCATGGTAAGCATCTTCAGCATACTCACAGATTTCATAATGATGATTTTGGTTGTCATGCCATCCCACGGTGTAGTGTTGCATAACTCTCCTGCATAGGTCCTATTATTTATTTTGGTTTGTGATCTTTCATACCATCATGGTTACCGTCTCCTGGCAATTTACCAGTAGCAATATAGGTAACAGCATCTACAGATCCTTGTAGTCTTTGCAAATCTTTTTCAAGTTTCACATACTCATCGTACCAACCTTTAATTTCTTCCTGCCTAGCAGTAAGTTGTTGAATACGTTTATCAAAACGTGCCAGTAACATTTCTGGAGTTTCAGTTTCTTTAGGTCTCATTTTCATAGTGATAATACCATTTTCATTGCTTGACGAAGTTCTTCTGCGTGCTTAAGTTCATCGTCACGAATCGCAACTATCTTAGCATCATCAGGATGAGTTGTCAAGTATTTGTCATATGTATGTGCAGCATGATGTTCAATCTGTTCGTTTATGTGATACGCATTGACTGGACTAATGCTGTAATAGATAACCATGATCCAATAATAAAGCAACACCAAGTGTCTGGCAAACGCTCGATCGATCCAAGCATCTGCACCGCCACGAGACTCCATTTCTTCGAGATGTTCTGTTTCATTGAGAGTTTGAGCGAAGTGTTCTTTCATCAAATAAATGTGCTCTGGACCTCTAAGTCCTAACGACTCACGAAAATGCAGAACACTCATAAAAGAAAAATAGGGTGCACGAGCAATCTCCTCAAGCACCCAAAATCTAGGTATGTCTCTCCCCTGATAGAGGAAGTCGATGACTGCCACAGTAAGAGACAATATTAAGTTGTTAAGTTTTTTCATTTTACATTGCGTATGCTAACGGTGTTAACGTAACAAGGGCAGTGCCAACTAACCCGAAAATGATACATGCTGAAATTATTGTATGTCTTTCCATTACTTCACATGCACAGTACCGATCATACCTGCACCTTTATGGGGACCACAATAGAATGTGTAGTCTCCTGCCTCTGGAAAAGCAACATCAAATTCTTCACCTGGCATCATAGCAAGTGCGTCATGTCCTAACTCATCATGATCTTCTACAAGAACATTATGGGGAGGAAGCATGTTGTTAACAAAGTGAACTGATTCTCCTGCATCGATAGTGATTTCAGAAGGTTCAAACACTAAGTTG